TGGTATTACAGCTGTTGCCAGCAACAGTAGATTGTATCTATACAGTGACGGCACTTCTACAGCTACAGGTGGTGACTCCACTGCAACTGCAGGCGGAACTGGTGGTATTGTACTTGCCAATACATCTGGTACCCCGTTGGCTTCATTGAACATTACAGCCGGCACATACATGTGCCCAGTATTGGCTCAACAGCCACATACCAGTGTTCCGCTGTTTAAAAGATCAGATTTTGGATCTACTGTAAATGCTCGTCCTACAGGTTCTGTATGGCTGAAAACAACTGAGCCAAACAACGGAGCTCGTTGGAGAGTTAAAAAATACAATGCAAGCACTGATGCTTGGATGGCTAATGAAGCACCCCTGTATGCAACTCCGCACTCTGCACTATACTATCTTGATAAATCCGGTGGTGGTGCAAATCTTCCCAAAGGTGCATTGTTTGTTCAAACAAATGCCAGAGAAGATATAGGATCATATTCTGCAAGCGGCGGCGGCATTCCTCCTTTTGGTGCCCTAGATGCAACACTAGCTACTACCACTTTTAGAATATTTAAAAGAGCTGCCAGCGGTGAAACTGCTATCAAATCTAAAATTATTACCACAGGAACAATTAGTGTATCTACAGCAAGTATAGCAGCTACCGCATTAGTAGTTGGAACATATTACATAATTCAATCCCTTGGAAATACTAATTGGAACACAGTGGCAGGTACAAGCGGGGTAACATATGCTGTTGGTGATACAGTTGTTCCTGCAGTAGCTGGCACTGGCACTGGCACTGCGTATCTTGCTAAAACATTTACTATTAAACAATCAATAGTGGGAGATGCAAACATAAGCGCAGCAGCAACTATTGCGTTTGCAGCAATCAATGCTGATGACTCTTTTAGAATCGCTGGAGCAATAAATGCTGCTAACTATGTTGACTCAACAGGTGCTGCTATTACAAATAACGTAGTGGCCAGTGTTACTACCAGTAACGAATTAGTGATCACACACAAGACCGGTGGCGATATCAGACTGACTGATGTTGCAGGTACTGCCGTTGGTACATTGTTCACTGTTTACAACCTAGAAACAGGTGCTGGCACCAGTAATTTCTACGCATTGTCAAGTGGTTTGGCCACAGGAGCACAAGAAGGTTATTTGGCTTCCTTATGGATGCCATTGGTTGGTGATGTGTTTGCTGCTACTCCAGATGCTCCATTAGAAGAGCCAGCAGATGGACAACTATGGTATAATCCTGCATTTGGCGAGGTGGATCTAATGATACACAATGGCACAACCTGGGTAGGCTATCAAAACTTTACAGGATATACTACAACTGATCCCGAAGGTCCCATTGTATCCGCAAGTATGCCAATATTACAAACTGACGGTGGTGCTTTGGTCAACGGTGACATTTGGATCAGCACAGCTGATTTAGAAAACTTCCCCAGTATATATAAATTCAACACCGATGCAGGCAATCAAATTGCACTAAAATGGGTATTAGTTGACAAGACCGATCAAACCACAGAAGAAGGTGTATTGTTTGCAGATGCTCGTGCAGGTACAAGCGGAGGCTCAGCCACTGCTGCGCCTACTGGATCAATCAAAGATTTATTAACCAGTAATTTCTTAGATCCAGATGCACCGGATCCAGATCTATATCCCAAAGGAATGTTGCTGTGGAATCTACGTAGAAGCGGTGGAAACGTTAAGAAATACAACAATGGCTATATTGACACCACAGCAGATAACGAAAGACAATCCGGATCACCAAGTATGGAATTATACTGGCCAGATCGTTGGACCACTGCTAGTCCCAACAATGAAGACGGTTCAGGATCATTTGGTCGCAAGGCACAGCGATCAGCTGTGGTTGCTGCATTGAAGAGCGCCATTGACACCAGCGAAGAAGCACGTGACGAAGAACGCAGAAACTTCAATCTAATTGCTTGCCCCGGATATCCAGAAGCACTTAGCAATCTAATCAACTTGAATCTGGATCGCAAGGTCACAGCTTTTGTGGTTGGTGATACACCACTGCGTCTAAAGAGTGATGCAACAAGCCTAACAACCTGGGGTACCAATGCTAATCTAGCACTGGACAACGGAGACAACGGCATTGTTACCTATGACGAATATGCAGCGGTTTACTATCCAAATGGATTTACCACTGACCTTACAGGTGCCAATGCTGTGGTTCCAGCCAGTCACATGATGCTGAGAACTATTGCTCTAAGCGATCAAGTGAGTTTTCCTTGGTTTGCTCCAGCAGGCACACGTCGTGGCGGGATTACCAATGCCACAGCAGTGGGATATATTGATTCGTTGACAGGTGAATTCCAAAGCGTTGCTTTAAACAACGGTCAAAGAGACACCCTGTATGATCTAAAGGTTAATCCAATTCCGTTCTTTGTAGGTACAGGATTGGTAGCTTATGGTCAAAAGACTCGTGCAAGAAATGCCAGTTCTCTAGATAGAATTAACGTGGCACGCCTTGTGGTATATCTACGCAGTCAGTTGACAAAACTAGCTCGCCCATATATCTTTGAGCCAAATGATCAAATCACTCGTGATGAAATCAAACAAGCTGTGGAAAGTCTGTTGCTGGAACTAGTGGGTCTAAGAGCTATCTATGACTTTGCAGTAGTGTGTGACGAAACCAACAACACACCAAGTAGAATTGATCGTAATGAATTATATGTAGATGTTGCCATTGAGCCAACCAAGGCCGTTGAATTTATTTACATACCATTGCGTCTCAAGAACACAGGTGAGATCTAATGAATAAATACAATATCGGAGCATAAGACAATGGCAATTACATCATTAACAAATTACTCGATTAACCCATCTGGTCCTGGTTCAAATACCGGTATGTTGATGCCAAAACTAAAGTATCGCTTTCGTGTTACTTTACTAGGTTTTGGCACATCGTCTAGTACAGAACTTACCAAACAGGTCATGGACGTTTCTCGACCAAAGGTTTCCTTTGAAGAAATTCCAATCGAAATTTACAATTCCAAGATCAAAATTGCAGGCAAATACACCTGGGAAAATATTACGCTGAACCTCAGAGATGATGCTAGCAGTAATATTATCAAGTTGGTTGGCCAACAGATTCAGAAGCAGTTTGATTTCCATGAGCAGGCCAGTGCCCGCTCTGGTATTGACTACAAGTTTACCACACGTATCGAAATACTAGACGGTGGCAACGGCGCTGCTGCTCCGGGAATTCTAGAAACCTGGGAATGCTATGGTTGCTTCTTGCAAAACACCGACTACGGTGATTTGAATTACACAACCAACGAACCTGCCACAGTGGCGCTAACCATAGTTTATGACAATGCAATGCAGACTCCAGATTCAGTTGGTGTTGTTGGCATTGGTACAGCTGGCGCAGCTAGATCGGCCGCTAGTGCTCTAGCAGTAGGTAGCTCAGGTATTTAATTAATACCGTAACACAAAAAAGCCCGAATATTTCGGGCTTTTTTTATGACTAAATAATTATATGGATAAGTTTACACGATTTTTAAATAGTGCTCTCAGAGGACCCAAGGGAGTGGTTGGTAATTTTCAGCATGCCACACGAATATTTGTTGACAACAACTATAGACTAGCACCTAGAACAAAATTTCTTTACTACGCTGTGTTTTCAGGAGCAGAAAGAGAAGTTTCATTATTGATCAAATCCACTGATTTGCCTAAATTTAATTTTGATATGGCTAATAAGAATGTGTATAATCGTACCAAACAGATATACAAGAAAATAAATTACGAACCTATTAGTCTTACATTTCACGACGATAATGCTGGGCTCATGCATTCGATGTATTCGGCCTACTATTCACATTACGCCTATGACGGCGGAAACGATCAAGGCAATCATCCCATGAGTCTGTTTAATTATTCCGGAGCATATGGAATGGGTTTTACCACGCCAACAAACTTTTTTAAAAAAATATCATTATACACTCTAAGTAGGCATAGATTTAATGGGTATGAATTGCTGGCACCAAGAATCAAATCTTGGTCACACGGACAGGTAGACTATGCATCAAATGAACCGTTGGATAACACAATGACCGTTGAGTACGAAGGTGTAAAGTATCTTTCAGGCAGTGTGTCATATGGACAGCCTGACGGTTTTGCAAGTCTATCTTACGATGTTGTGCAAAGTCCCAATGTGTTAGGCGGCTCACTGGGACTAGGTAACGTTCTGGGATCCGTTGGGGATGTACTAGGTGGTATTGAATCTGTATTTGGGGACGTAACCAAAAAGAACATATTAAAAAACCCAGGCGGATTTATAAGCACAGCAATTTCTCAAATCAATACCTACAAAAACAATGGAGGACAATTCCCCACAGTGGACGGAGTTATTGGAGAATTAAAAAATCCTGCAAATATTTTAACTGCTGCCAATACCGTCGGAGGAATAGTAGGAGCCAGTTTTCCTAAAATAGGTGCAGCATTGGGATCTATTGCAGCCACAACTGCCACTAGAAAAGTTTTGCAGACGCAGGCAGCCAATAACACATTCCCACTGTCATCGGGCAGTACCAATGAAAGTCCTGTAGAATTTCCATGAGCACAATTAATTTACCAGCAGTGACAAAAACAGACAGTGCTGCAAGTACAAAATTATTTTTTGATACCTACGGTCGGCGTCCTTTAGAATTTGGTGCCAATGAAGTTACTGCCAGTATAGGATTTTTTACAGGTAGAGGATTTGAAGAAGAAGCCGCCTTGACCACAGCTATGACCATACTACGTCAGGCCAAAATAGATGGCGTCCAAGTTTTTGAAATATTAGACACCTTGAAAGAACTCAACGGTACACAACTCAGTGCAGTAGTTGCACAGATTCTCAACAAGTATCGTCCCAACACATCTTCATTGGGATTTAGATCTGTGAATGTTATCAAGATAAATCAAACTAGAAATATTTTACCATAATGGCCAAATTTGCTCAAGGAAGATTCGAAATGAAAAATCCTGGCAAATATGTTGGGACCAAAACACCATTGGCAAGATCAAGTTGGGAATTTGTGTTCATGCGTATGCTGGATGAACATCAAGGCGTAGAAAAATGGGCCAGCGAAAGCATACAAATACCCTACAGGGATCCCCTAACAGGAAAATATACCATATATGTACCTGATTTTTTTATTACCTATGTTGACAAAAATGGAGCCAAACATGCGGAAGTTGTTGAAGTAAAACCAGCCAGTCAAACGCTGCTGGCCAATGTTGGCAAGAGTGTTTATAACCAACAACAATATATAAAAAATATGGCCAAATGGGAAGCTGCTACTAAATGGTGCAGGCAGAAAGGCATTAAATTCCGTGTGGTCAACGAAGAACATATTTTTCATCAAGGTTCAAAACGCTGATAAGTATTGCTATGACAAAGAAACTTGAAGAATTATTTAATTTAGACGACAAACAGATAAACCCTGTTCCTAAATCTATCAACGAAGAATTAGTAGAAAAAGCAACAGAAGTAAAAACACTAGATGAAAGCATTGAAGCTGTTAATCAAATTACTAGAAATCTGCCGCAGATAATTGAATTAAATGATTTAAACGATAATGAGTTAGACAATCTTGCTAGTAAAGCAGAAAAGGCTTACGACGATCTAATGGATCTAGGTATGAATGTTGAAGTTCGTTACAGTGGACGCATATTTGAAGTAGCAAGTTCTATGATGGGCAATGCTATTACAGCAAAGGCCGCAAAGATTGATAAAAAGCTCAAAGCCATAGATCTACAGCTTAAAAAATACAAGATTGATAAAGACAATAACGAAGACCCCAATGACGTGATCAACGGACAGGGTTATGTGATCACCGATCGCAACGAGCTCATCAAGAAATTGAGCGGCAAAGCATAAATACTAACATGAAACCATTTACAGAATATCTTGCTGAAAGCAAAAAAATCTATAACTTCAAAGTCAAAGTGGCTGGAGAATTGCCCGAAGCTTTTCAAGAAAACTTGAAGACAGCACTAGATCGTTGCAAATGTATCAAGTTAGAAAAAATCAAGACCACTCCAATACAGGCATTGCCTTTGGACTTCCCCACAATGAAAAATTGTGAAGTAACTGTGTTTGAAGTGATATGTGAATATCCTATCACAGGACCAGAAATAACCAGTGATGTTAAGGCCCTGGGACTCGACGAAGCCAGTTTTCGTGTACGAGGCGGCAGTGAACCCACAGAAGCTGATCAAGTTCTGCTAGACAATGAACCAACGGGGCAGTCACTGTTGACAGATTCTGCCTACAAAGAAAACACAAATGTCAAACACAAAGATTATTTTGGTGATGACTTCAACAAAGGTTTTTTAAAAGACCTTGAAAAAACTGCAAAACAACGTAAAAAAGATCAAACTGGGCCAACAGAATACAAGCTGCCCAAAGGCAAGACTGACAAGTTAGGCCTTAAAAGCGCAATGGGGAGTAAATAATGGATTTTAATCAACTGTTAGCCAAGATGAGAGACTTGGATCAACCTACCACAGAAGCCTGTGGTGATGCACCTATGCCTATGAGCATGCCACCTACAATGGATAGTCAACCGCCACCGAGTCATCCTAGTATGAGTGTTAATCTCAATGCACAAGGCATGGATAACATTGAAAGTTTGATGAAACTCATGACCAAGGTTAACCCGGATATGATTAACCAGCCAGCTAAGATGATGCCGATGCCAGCTATGACTGCAATGCCATCATTGACTCCTCCGGGACCTAGCATATCTGCCATCGGTGATCTTGGTAACTTGGATGCTGGCCCTTTAAAGATGTTGCCGGACCTAGACATGGATGAACCACACGACGAGCCAGATGCAGATAATATGGGCGGCCCCAGCGACATGGACTCTGATAATATGCCTAGTGACCACGTCGACAAAGCTCACGGTGATCAAGATGGTGACGGTGATCACGACATGGATGATCACAACATGGAAAAAGATGACGACAAGAAAAATGAGTATGCCAACGAGCCAGAAGAAGAATACAAAGACATTGACTATATGGTGAACAAACTTGCTGGTGGTATGAATGGCCCTAAAGGCACATACCCCAAAGTAGCAGGCGGTGATAATCCCATGCAACGGGTTGAAGCTGTGGATTTAAGAACTTCTATTAGAAACGAACTACATAGTCGTTTAGCAGAAGTTAAATCTCACCAATCTGCCACCACAATGAAGCACATTAAGAACCCAACTGCTGGCGAAAAGAAAGCTGCTAAAGACATCAAGCCAGGCGTAGCTGGATATAAAGATCGTATGGATATGTTAAAGTCGGCTGAAGCTGATGGTAGATTAAAAGATTAAGGAACTATAAATGGGAACAGTAACTAGAACCAACGGACTCAACTGTACAGCAGCAACACTGTATAGTTTAAATGCCAATGCATTTTTAATCACGGTGAAAAATGCAGGTGCAAGTGCTATCGATCTAAGAGCAGAAGATGATGCTGTAGATGAAGCTGTGGAACAAATTGTTAAAGAAATTAATCCTTTGATGTTTTTTGTTACCAACAGTAGTGCAGGCACAATTCACGTGATCATGGATAGTTCGACCAGCAGCGCGGCCGAGCTTCAAGTACGGATTAGAAGAATTGGCATAGACGGTGGCGGCGCAACTACTACCAGTATTGGCCCTAACGACGTTGATATCAGCGGTACCACAGTGGCTGCAGGCGCCAGCATTACTGTAGCATAAAAAAAATATAAAAACCAAATAGGCTCTTAGGAGCCTATTTTTTTCAGTAAATAACAGTATGGCAAAAAGTCTCGACGGTAATTTAATCAAAAAAGCTCACGCACCTCAACGGTACACGTTGGAGGAAGTCAAACATCTAGAAGCCTGTATGGATCCTGTTGACGGTCCATTATATTTCTGTAAAAACTTTTTAAAGATTCAGCATCCTGTACGTGGATCAATTCCGTTTGTGCCTTACGAGTATCAAGAAAGATTGATTCAATCATACCACAACTACAAACAGTCTATTGGTATGTTACCTCGTCAGATGGGCAAAACCACTTGTGCCACAGGATACTTGTTATGGTATACACAATTTGTGCCGGAAGCACAGGTGTTAATTGCTGCTCACAAGTATGAAGGTGCGCAGGATATTATGAATCGTTATCGATTTGGCTACGAAAATCTTCCCGATTTTATTCGTGCAGGCGTTTATTCATATAACAGAAATACCATCGAATATGACAACGGTGCTCGTATACAGGCAGTGACCACAACAGAAAATACGGGTCGTGGTAAATCTCTTTCACTGATCTATTGCGATGAGTTTGCATTTGTGCAACCACCAGAGAAAGCCAAAGAGTTTTGGACTGCGTTATCACCTACTCTGTCAACGGGTGGTAAATGTATTATTACATCAACTCCAAACTCAGACGAAGATCAGTTTGCGTTAATTTGGACAGAAGCTCAAAATCGTTTTGATGAATTTGGCAATGAAACTGAATTGGGGAAAAACGGATTTCACAGCTTTTTTGCACATTGGAATGAACACCCTGATCGCGACGAAGCATGGGCTCAAACAGAAAGAGCCAAAATAGGAGACGAACGATTTCGTAGAGAATTTGATTGCGAGTTTTTGATTTTTGATGAAACACTAATCAATTCTGTTAAACTTGCAGAACTCAAAGGCATTGATCCCATAATGACCATGGGGCAAACACGTTGGTATAAAGAAATTGATTCTAGATGCACCTATCTAGTGTCATTGGATCCCAGCCTTGGCACTGGTGGTGACTATGCTGCCATCCAGGTGTTTGAAATGCCTAACATGATCCAAGTTGCTGAGTGGCGTCACAATCTAACTCCTATACAGACGCAGGTAAAACACCTAAGAGAAGTCTGCAAATACATTCAAGACAGAAGCACAGAACTAGGCGGCACTAGTTCGCAGATCTACTACAGTGTAGAAAATAATACTCTAGGCGAAGCTGCATTGATTGTGATTAACAATATAGGCGAAGAAAACTTTCCCGGACTGTTTCTAAGTGAACCCATACGCAAGGGCCACGTTAGAAAATTCCGCAAGGGATTCAACACCACACACCGTACAAAAATAACCACCTGCAGTCAGCTCAAACATATGCTAGAAACACAAAAAATGAAGATCAATAGCAAGCCTTTGATTTCTGAGTTAAAAACTTTTGTAGCTCACGGAGTAGGATTTGGAGCCAAGACCGGAGAACACGACGATCTTGTGAGTGCAACATTATTAATACTGCGTATGGCCACTATTCTCAGCGACTGGGATCCTAAAATCTACGAAAAAATGACTGAAAAACTCACAGAAGATCAAATGCCAATGCCGATCTTTGTCAGCAGCGGTTATTGATAAATATAACTATGGATGCAACAAACAACATTGCCACTGATCTATTCTACAAAATACGTAGTAGATTTTCTGGCCTAAAATTAGGCAACGACACAGGTGCTATCACTATCAATCCCGAAGAAGCAAGATTCTTTGATTTTGATTACAAAGACGGTGAAGCAGCTATTGGTCATGTAAGTATCAGTCTTGCTGAAGATAATTCTATCAAAGTTTATTTCAGTACAGGAATAACAGAAAGTATGGATACCTTACAGAAAGAAGGCTGGTATGGATTCTTAAAAGAATTACGTTTGTTTGCCAAAAGAAGATTAATGAGTTTTGATACTAGAGATATCGCCAAAGACAATCTAGATCGTAGAGACTTTGCATTTCTAAGTCAGTACAATGCACCCAAGCAATCACAACCAAATACACCCCCCACTGTTGGAGAATCAATTATGAGCGAAAGCGCAATGTATGGCAGCAAGAACGTCAGCTTCCAAAAATTAATGGATACACGTTTAATCATTAAACACAGTAAGGCAGTCATGGACGACACTACTCCTGGTAGTAGAACAAGAAATATTGGTGCGTTATTTGTGGAAAATCAAGACGGCGAAAGATTCAAGTATCCCTTTATTCACCTAGCCGGTGCTCGAGCCATGCAACGTCATGTGGCCAATGGTGGATTGCCCTATGATGAACTTGGAAAAAGCATTGTGGGCATGAGTGAAGAAATTGCGCAATTAAAAAGTTTTGAAAGTTATGTTGTGCGCAATGATCTAATGAATTCAATGAACAACTCCATTGTAGAACGATCATCACAGTATCTAAATGGCCTAAGAGAACAAATCAAAGCACTATCTAAACAAGGTCATTACGAGGCATACAAAGAAAATTTTCAGGCAATGGAACCTGTAGAGATTCCACAGGACGTGGTAGAACAGTACACAGATCAATTCACAGTAAGAAATTTCAAAGAAGATATTAAATCAGTATTTCCTGTTCTATATAGACTAATGAAAGAAAGCGAAATAGGCTATGACGACATAGTCGAAATGACGCAACCAGACGTAGTAGAAAACGAGGTTAGTGTAAATTACAACGATCCATTTGCTAGATTTGAAACTTGGGCCATGGGACTAGGCGAGGCTTCGGCTATTTCCAGCGAAGATCCAGAAGAAAAATCTGCAGCCACAAAAGAATTACAAGAGCTAGTAGGCCAAGCATTTCCAGCAGGAGTAGATGGTACAAATGCCATCGAAAGCCTAAAGGGTATAATTGAAGATTCACAATTATTTCAGGCAATAAAAGAACAATCAAAACAAGATTCGGAAATAGATGCAAGAGGTCTAGTTAAAGAATGGTTAGAACAAAATGCACCAGATACTCTAGAACAACTAGACTTTGGAGATTTTGTTCCACCAGAAGGTGAAGCGCCGGCGACTGACCAAGGGGGTGATATAACAGCGCCAGAAGCACCACAACAAGAATCCGATGGTCCAAATAAAAGCGATGTTCCTGCTTTTATGAGAAAAGCCAAAGGTGACGATGATTGGAAAATGAGCACCAAGGATATGGATGACGAGAAAACAAAATCGCCAACCAGTTCCGCTGGTCTAGCACGTAGAAAACAAGAACTAGGTATGGGAGAAGCTGACTCTGAACCGTCTAAAAAAGATGATGATGACCGTTCTCCTCCGTGGGATACAGATGATGAAAAGTCAAATTTTAAAAAGCCCAACAATCCAAACCGTACAGGTCAGGATAGTGCTAGAGCATTAGCACAAAGAGGCATGCAGTCTAAAATGAATGTTCAAGAACTAGCAGAATTTGTTCATACATTTTATGACCGTGATTCAGGCACATTCCCCAAAGGCCCAGAAGGCGTTGCTATTATGGTAGGCAAGAAGTTTGGTGAACAGGCAGAAATGGTTGCTCGCAAAATGGTAGAAAGAATGGCTCCACAACAGCAAGATCCGCAGATTGCAGAACTTGCTCGTATTAGAGAACTTGCAGGCTATTAAAATTCAATATCAACCAGATCGGGCACTTAGGTGCCCTTTCTTTTGGCTAAATTGATTGTCAACGAGATCATTGGCTACAGCGTTATATATATGTAGGGGTAGAAATTCCTACTTAACCAAAAGGAAACTTTAAAATGAAATCAGCAATCGCAATCCTCGCTACCGTGTTCGCCGTATCAGCATTTGCACAAGCACCTGCTAAGAAAGAAGAAGCCAAACCAGCAGCACCAGCTGCCGCAGCAAGTGCTCCAGCACCAGCTAAAGCTGAAGCCAAAAAGGAAGAGAAAAAGCCTGCAAAAAGTGACAGTGCTAAGAAAGACGCACCTAAAGCAGACGCAAAGCCAGCCGCTGCTCCAGCAAAGTAAATTTGAAGCAGAAGACAGTGAACTCATTATTGATGATGAGGTCAAACTTGGCCGTAATCTAAAAAGCAGAGATTTTGGTAAATTAATTGACTCTGATGGAGACTTTGAATTATCAAATCATGTCAAATTTAGATTATGGCTAGCTAGACAAATGGCCATGGCCAAGTTCAAAGAAGCCCACGGTTAAGCCCTGGGCTTTTTTATTGGCAAAATAAAATTAAAAACTAACAGATAATCATTGACCTTGCTAAATAAAAAGCGCATAATAACATATGTGCATAAGGCATATAAACATTTTAGGCATAACATAGGAGGCATTTAAAATGGCAACATTAGCAGAAATTCGTGCGAAACTTCAAGAAGCACAATCAAAGTCCACAGGACAATCCACCGGCGGTGGAGACAACGCAATTTACCCACATTGGAATATGCAGGAAGGCAAGGAAGCAGTAATTCGCTTGCTACCCGATGGTAACTCTGCCAATACTTTTTTCTGGGTAGAACGTGCAATGATCAAATTGCCGTTTGCAGGCATCAAGGGTGAAACAGATTCACGAGCTGTTCAGGTACAGGTTCCTTGTGTAGAAATGTACAACGACGGTACAGCTTGCCCAATTCTTACAGAAGTTCGTGGCTGGTTTAAAGACAAGGCTCTGGAAGAAATGGGTCGCAAGTATTGGAAAAAACGTTCATACATTTTCCAAGGCTTTGTGGTAGAAGATCCTATTAAGGAAGATAGAATTCCAGAGAATCCCATCCGTAGATTCATCATTGGTCCTCAGATCTATCAAATCATCCGTTCAGCACTAATGGATCCAGAGTTGGAAGAATTGCCAACTGACTATATGCGTGGCGTTGACTTCCGTATTGCTAAGACTAGCAAAGGTGGTTTTGCTGACTATTCTACATCAAAGTGGAGTCGTCGTGAACGTGCAATTGCTGATGCAGACAAGGCAGCCATTGAGCAGTTTGGCTTACACAATCTTAGCGACTTCTTGCCCAAGAAGCCCACTGACGTTGAACTTAAGGTCATGAAAGAAATGTTTGAAGCGTCAGTTGACGGTGAAGCATATGACATGGATCGTTGGGGTCAATACTTCAAACCAGCAGGCATGGGTCAGGCCACAGGCGATCCCAACAAAGCTGCCGCACCACGTGCTGTAGTGGCCGCGCCAGTGGCGGCAGCCGAAGAAGATGCTCCTTGGGAAGAACCTGCTACGCCGGCAGTCAAGCCAGCACCAGCAGCACCCGCTGGTGAAAGTGCAAGTCGTGCGCAAGACATCCTTGCCATGATTCGCAATCGTCAAAAGTAATTAGACTAAACATAGAGTGTGGGGCAACTCACACTCTATTTCTCAACAGGGCAAAAATAATATGGCAAAAGCATTTGATATTTCTAAATTTAGAAAGTCAATCACTAAATCTATTGACGGTTTAAGTATTGGCTTTAACGACCCAACAGACTGGGTCAGTACAAACAACTACGCATTAAACTATCTTATCAGTGGATACTTTGATCGTGGTATTCCCCTAGGCAAGGTCACTGTGTTTGCAGGTGAAAGTGGTGCAGGTAAATCATTTATCTGTTCAGGCAACCTAGTTAAAAACGCACAGGCACAGGGCATTTATCCTATCTTGATTGATACAGAAAATGCGCTTGATGAAAAATGGTTACACGCTCTTGGAGTTGATACAAGTCCAGACAAGTTGTTGAAACTTAACATGGCCATGATTGACGATGTGGCAAAAACTATTACAGAGTTTATTGCAGAATACAAAACAATGGATGAGGCAGAGCGTCCTAAGATCTTGTTTATTATTGACAGCTTGGGTATGTTGTTGACTCCCACAGACGTTAATCAATTCCAAGCAGGTGATATGAAAGGTGACATGGGCCGTAAGCCTAAAGCACTAACAGCACTTGTTCGCAATTGTGTCAATATGTTTGGCGCCTACAACATTGGTATGGTATGTACCAATCACACATACGCAAGTCAAGATATGTTTGATCCAGATGACAAAATTTCAGGTGGTCAAGGTTTTATCTACGCAAGTTCAATCGTGGTTGCCATGCGCAAATTAAAATTGAAACTTGATGCAGACGGCAATAAAACTACAACTGTACAAGGTATTCGTGCAGCCTGTAAGATTATGAAAACTCGTTATGCTAAGCCGTTTGAAAGTGTACAGGTTGAGATTCCCTATGAAACAGGTATGAGTCCATACAGTGGATTGGTTGACTTGTTCGAAGCCAAAGGCATGCTCAAGAAAGAAGGTAACAGTCTTGTGTACACTACTAAGGACGGCGAAATTATCAAACAATTCCGCAAGGCCTGGGAACGTAATGAAAAAGATGGTCTAGACATTGCAATGGCAGATATTTCCAAACACGGTGAAATTTCCACTTCTGAGATAACTAATACAGTTGAACCAGACTTGGAGGTCACTGAATGAAAGAAGATTTAATTGCAGATATTTGGACATTGGTACTGGAACATATTCCTGAAAAACATCGCAAAGATGTTGCAGCGGATTTTGTTAATACATTAATAGATTATGGTATCAAAGAAAGTGTACTTGAACACCTCAAAGGTGTTGACCCGTATCTTGATACTGCAATTGATTATGCCATTGACGGAGAAGACATCGAGGATGAAGACAGCTACGAAGATGAGGAATAAATGAATTGGTATGATCGTGTTTCTAAAGATATTTCAAATATTCCAGATGCCGTGGCCTATTATGAAGCTGAATTAATTCATGCAAAACAAGATGTCCGTGTAGCAGGCAACATTGAAAAAGCCTCTGCGCAGATGCCTGGCATTGTAGAAAATCGATTTAACCAACTGCAAGAAATTGAAGGTATTTTAGAATATCTCAATATCGAACTTCGTAGACTTCGTAGTCAACACTTTCGCAAGTATCTCGAAACCTATCAACGTCAGTTAAGCAGTAGAGACTGTGAAAAGTTTGTCGAAGGCGAAGCTGACGTTGTAGATTTTGAAAAGATCATTAACGATTTTGCACTGCTACGTAACAAATGGTTGGGTATTATCAAAGCTCTAGACATAAAGCAGTGGCAATTAAGCAATATTGTAAAACTACGTACAGCTGGGCTAGAAGACGCCACTCTTTGAACTATCTCATTATATACGCAGATAAATATCTGCATGAAAATAGTATTAGTCACAGGCGGGTTTGATCCCGTACATAGTGGGCACATTGCCTACTTTAAAGCAGCTCGTACACTGGGAGACAGTCTCATAGTAGGGCTGAACAGCGATGAATGGTTGACTCGTAAAAAGGGTAGAAGTTTTATGCCTTGGAATGAGAGATTGTGTGTGATCAACAATCTTTCGATGGTAGATGAAGTCTATACCTTTGATGACGAAGATGGCTCGGCTAGACGTTTTATTCATCAGGTCAGAGCACATTACCCAGATGCTGAACTGATATTTGCCAATGGCGGCGATCGTACTGCAAAAAACATTCCAGAGATGGATGTGGTTGATCCAAATCTCAAATTTGCGTTTGGAGTTGGAGGTGAAAACAAGGCCAACAGCAGTTCTTGGATACTCGACGAATGGCGAGCTCCTAAGACTGGTAGAGCTTGGGGATACTATCGAGTGTTACATGAAGTTGGCAATCATGTCAAAGTTAAAGAACTCACAGTTAATCCCAAGACCTGTCTTAGTATGCAACGTCATCAAGACCGTGCAGAACATTGGTTTGTGGCCGAAGGTACAGCCACAGTCTATAGTATAGATCACAGCTCAGACATGGATCTGTTAGGTGAATATACACAGCACCAACACATACATATCAATAAAACTCAATGGCATAAGTTATGCAATGAAACTGATCAACCCTTGCGAGTTATTGAAATACAGTACGGCGAAAATTGTGTAGAAGAAGATATAGAACGAAAATGAAAAATTGGATCTTCTTGAGCAAAGATGGACAAGATCAATACATTGCTAAACTTGCAACATCCTGTGGTGGAAAGATTGTTTCAACTGACGATTTTGTCTACAGTGATTCCTATGAACCCATAATACTCAGAGGAATTTTAAAACACAAAATTATGAAACAATGCTGGGACGACAATAGAAATTTCTTTTATATGGACACTGGATATTTCGGAAATGATGCAACATCAACTAATCCCAATGGGTGGAAATACTGGCATCGAATAGTAAAAAATGATTTACAACACGGAGAAATTATTCCAAGACCAGACGATCGATGGAAGAAATTCAACAAGACTATTGAGCCTTGGAAGAAAGACGGAAGGAAAATTATTGTTGCAAAGCCAGACGAAAAACCGTGCAAATTTTACGGCATTGATCTTGATCAATGGACTGTTGATACTGTAAACACAATTAAAAAGTACACAGACAGACCTGTAGAAGTTAGAGAACGAGCACCGAAGAGAGAAGATAGAATATTAAGCAGGCCTTTAAAAGAAGCATTAAAAGATGATGTATTTGCACTGGTAACATACAATTCAGTAGCAGCCACTGAAGCCATAATGAATGGGATTCCAGCATTCACACTTGCCCCTTGCAATGCTGCAAGTCCAGTGGCTGGTCAAGATTTATCCAAAATTGATACACCATACTATCCAGATGCGGATAAATTATATGCTTGGGCTTGCCATTTAGCCTACGGGCAATTTCATAATTCAGAATTGATATCCGGTGCCGCATTAACAGCATTAACAGAATTATAACTAAGGAACTATATGAAGATTTTTGTCGGATACGACCCAAGAGAAGACATTGCATATCAAGTCTGTGAATTTAGCATTAAATCTAGACAGCCAGATGCAGAGGTAATTCCGTTGAAACAAAATCAACTTAGAGAAAAAGGATTATATGCTCGAGAACATGATGTGCAAAGTTCTACCGAATTTACCTTTACACGATTCTTAGTACCACATCTAATGGATTATCAAGGATGGGCTATATTTTGTGATTGCGATTTTCTTTTTACTATTGACGTTGCTGAAATTTTTAAATGCGTTGATGAAAAATATGCAATTATGGTTGTCAAGCACGATTATACTCCAGAAGAAGGTGTAAAGATGGATGGACAACGTCAGGTGCCCTATCCAAGAAAAAATTGGAGTTCTTTGGTTTTGTGGAATTGCGGACATCCTTCAAACAAAAAACTACATCCGGATATTGTTAATTCAGAAACTGGTCAATTTTTACATAGATTTCAATGGCTCGAAGACAACGAAATTGGAGAACTATCGTATGCCTATAATTGGTTAGTTAATTGGTATAAAGAACCACAAGACGGTACGCCAAAAGTAATACATTATACAGAAGGTGGACCTTGGTTTGAGAATTACAGACATTGTGAGTACGGGTACCAATGGGCTGTTGAACACGCAGCAATGGAAGAATCGCTGAAGAAGGCTCCAGAGTCTGCGTTTGGTCCGTTTGACCACATACCG